CACGCATACCGAGCAATTGTCGGGCCTGTCTCAGCAGTTGCAGGCGAACAGCGCCGCCGACCAGGCGAACGCAGCAGCCGACAAGGCGTTGCGCGACGCGATCGGCGACACGTCGCAGCTCGGGTGATCGACATGCGCGCGCTCATGCTCGCTGCTGCGCTGGTGGCGCTGCCGGCTGCCGCGCAGAACGCGCCGACGGTAGTTGGCGAGATCGTGAAGCTGCGCCAGTCGGTCTCCGAGCTGCGCGGACAAGTCGCGGACCTGACGACCCGGATCGTCGCTGCCGAGGCGCAGATCGAGAAGGACAAGCAGAACGTCCAGAATCTCATCGTCTCGCACAACGTCAACGTGTACTACTGGCTGGTGCAGGCGTGCGCGTACAACGCGAAGGTGGACGGCTGGAAGGGGACTCTGACCGGGTTGCAGCCGATGCCGCTCGGAGGAATGGCTTGCCCGCCGGCGGGGTCGAGGTTCTACGTCCCGTATTTCCACCCCGACATCTCGGCGGTCCCGATCCCGCCCGCGCAGTGAGCGTCGATGCTCTCCTTCGACAGCACGACGCTCGCAGCCTACCGAGCGGCGTCGACCCCGCAGGGTAAGGCGCAGGCGGTCAGCGATCAGCTAGGTAGCGGCACGCTGACCGTCGAGCTGCGCGACGGTGCGACGCTGATGTACAGCGGGGACTTCGCCGGGCCGCTGGTCGTGGGGTCGGACGGTTCTCTCTCGAAGGACGTCGTGCCTGCGGGCCTCGCGATCGTCGCGGGCACCGCGAGCGCCGCGACGTGGACGTGCAAGCTGCGCAACTCGGCGGGCACGCGCACGATCACCGGGCCGATCGGCGCGGGAAGCGGGCACTTCACGCTCGCCTCGCCGCTCGTCGTCGGACAGGGATGCCGGCTGAACATCAGTATCGCGCCGGCGCAGGCTCCGCTGCCGGTCTACGGGCTGATCTACCCGAGCAACGGCGAGTCAGGCGGGAACATCGGCCTTGACTGGACAGGCGCCAACATGGTGCCGTTCTACTCGCACACTGTGCTTTGGAAGGCCAACTACGTTCAACAGACCGGCTATTACGCCACGTCTTGGCATTGCCCGGTCAACGGGGAATTTACTGGTGGGGCGCACAGCAATAGCGGTGCAGATTTCATTGGTGGCCACCCCTACCCCTGCGACGGCACGGTTGATGGGTATGGTCAGGCACAGAACTACGGCAGCAGTTTCATCACCCACTACCATGAACTTGTGCCGTGGGGTGGTTCCGACTACCTCGCCTCGGCGGGAGAGTCAGCCCTAGCGGTCACGAAGGGGGTTTGGTATTGGCAGGCCCGCACGGCAGAACTCATTAGCGGCGGCACTGTTGCCAGATTCCGCTTTTGGCCGGATGTCGAGAACAATCCGAGCTTCGTTATCGAGCAAACCAAGCCTCTTTCGGAACTGATTCAGAGTGGGAATGCCCTCATGTTCCGCCACGGATGCTCTCCGTGGACAGCGAGCGGATCGACGAACAGCGAGTGCCTGAGCGGGACGATTCGACATCTACTGCAATACGGCCGGGCGCTCACGGCCGCAGAGCTTCCGGCGAAATTCTCTCGCACGACAGATGACACGAGTGACCCGGACATCTGGTATTCCAACCTGAATCCGAAGCCCGACGACGTTGCGGACAAGTCTGGGCAGGGGCACCACCCGGCGTTTGCGAACGCGAATCTCCCGACGCTTTACACGGGGTAAGCCATGTCGCTTCGCATCAGCGCTAACGACCAATGGCTTGGACGAACCTCTGGCCTAACCAACTACAACGCCGCCTACACGGTGATGTTGTGGGTCAAGCGGAAAGGCTCGACCTACTACGGCCACTGCTGGGCTGCGACTGCGATGAACACGCAGTCGTCGTCCAACTATCAGAACTCGGACTTCATCGGCCTCAACAGCGACAACTCGCAGTTCAACGGCACTGCCTATAACGGCGGCGCGAGGGGCGAGACGCTAGGCGGTTCCCCCGCTCTCAACACTTGGGTTCACGTTGCGTTGGTGCGTGAGAGCGCCACTGCGCTCAAGCTCTACATCAACGGCACGTTGATCGGGACGGTGACGCAAAGCGTCGCGTCTCGCACTGCGGTCGGTGGTGAGTGGCTCGGCAACCTCAACGGCCCTTACAACGCCGACGCTGAGCTTGCTGCGTTCAAGTCGTGGTCACGCGCTCTGACGGGGGCTGAAGTCGCTGCGGAGATGGACTACTACCTGCCGGTGGACAGCACGAGCATCGCCAGCGTCAGCCCGCTCACGACTTCGGATCTCAGCCCTGCGGATGTAGCTGAAGCGCTCACTGCGATCACGGGCACGGCGTTCACTGCTGCTGGTGCGGTGACGCTTGGTGCGTCTGAACCCGCAATTAGCTGGGCCGCTCCGGACACCGCGCTCGAAGGCGCTGCTGTCGCAGGCGCAACCGCCTCCGGCACGCTGACCGACGTTCCGTCCGGACTTGCGGGCGACGCACTTGCAGGTGCGGCTGCTGTCGGCGACCTCACGACCGGCAACATCATCGGTGGCGGAGGTTCGCTGCCGAACGAGATCGAGGCCGCGGCGATGGCCTCGGCGACCGCGAGCGGCGCGCTCACGACCGCGATTCGGCTCGGCGGCGCGTCGGTCATCGCGGCCACCGCATCCGGCAGCCTGAGCACCGGCATCAGTCTGGCGGGCGCCGCGGCATCGGTGACGCTGGCCGGCGGCACGCTGACGGCGCAGATCAGGATGCAGGGCGATGCGCTGGCCGCTGCGGTGGCGGCTGCCGGGCTGACGACGGCGATCCAGATCGCTGCGGCCGTGCAGGCCGGCGCGCAGGCGAGTGGCGACTTGACGACAGGGGCAGGCGCTGCGGCGCTCGCTGGCAACGCGCTGGCGTCGGCGATCGCGTCGGGGTCGCTGACGACGATCATCCGCCTCGACGGCGCGACGTTGGCCGGCGCGATCGCGCAGGGCGTGCTGACGACCGGGATCAGCCTCGACGGCGCCGCAGCGGTCGCGGCCGCCGCGCAGGGGGCGCTCAGCACCGAGATCCGGCTGGCCGGCGCGGCGATCGCCGGCGCGCTGGCATCCGGTGACATCTCGGGGGCCGCGCAGTTCGCCGGCGCCGCGATCGGATCGGCGCTGGCTGCGGGCGACCTTTCGACGGCGATTCGGCTGGCGGGGGCGGCGCTGGCCGGCGCGCAGGCAACGGGAGATCTCACCGCGCCAGGCTCGCCGGCGTCCTTGGCTGCCGACGCGCAGGCGATCGCGATCGCCGAGGGCGGGCTGACGACCAGCATCCGGCTCGCTGGCGCCGCGGCAAGCGTCGTGCAGGCGACCGGCTCTCTCGACGTCGCGGTGACGATGCAGGCGAGTGCGTTCGTCTCGGCGATGGCGACGGGCGTGCTGCTGACGCAGATCCGGTTCGACGCGGCGGCGGTGGCGGGGGCGCTGGCGGCGGGGAGCTTGAGCGTCGGCACCGCCGAGCACGGCGCCCGGCGTGCGAGCTGGCGAGGTGCGGCCCGGCAGGGGTGGACCCGGCCGGCATCGGTTCAACGGGCTTCGCGGCCCAGGCAGTACGGGTAGACCATGGGCCTGAAGATCATCACGGCACCGAGCACCGAGCCGGTCTCGCTCGTCGAGGCGAAGGCGCACCTGAGGGTCGACCACGACACCGAAGATGCGCTGATCGGATCGCTCGTCTCGGCGGCACGGGAGGAGTGCGAGCACCTGCTCGAGCGCGCGATTGCCGAGCAGACGCTGGAGCTCTCGATCGACGAGTTTCCGGCCGACGGCATCAAGCTGCCGCGCCCGCCGGTCATGTCGATCACGTCGGTGACCTATGTCGACGAGGACGGCACCGCACAGACGATGGCCAGCGGCGACTACTACCTTGACGACGCCCAGGCGCCGGCCTGGCTGCTTCCGGCCTACGGGCTGGACTGGCCCGCCGCGCGCGCCGAGGCCAACGCGGTGAAGGTGCGCTACGTGGCCGGCTACGCGGACTGCCCGGAGCTGATCCGGGCATGGATTCTGCTGCGTGTTGGCACGCTGTACGCGAGCCGCGAGGCCGACAGCGACAAGCCGGCGCAGCCGAGCCCGTTCGTTGACCGGCTGCTGGATCGCTACCGGGTGTGGGGCGTGTGATGCAGGGGGCCGGCAAGCGCAACCAGCGCATCACGATCGAGCGCAAGACGGTCACGCGCAACTCGATCGGCGAGGAGATCGAGACGTGGTCGACGCTCGCCCCCGTCTGGGCCGAGGCGCATCCGACACGGGGCCGGGAGTTCTTCGCTGCCGGCGGCGAGCAGGCGCGCGCCGACGTGATGTTCCGCATCCTCTACCGGACGGACATCACGATCACCGAGGAGGATCGGGTCGTCTGGTCCGGGAAGAACCACGACCTGGTCGCGCCGCCGGTGGACGTGTCCGGTGCGCACGAGGTGCTCGAGCTGTACTGCGTGCACGGGGTGCGGGATGGCCGGTGAGTATGTTCGCCTGACGGGCGTCGACGACCTGCGTGCCGCGCTGCGCGATCTCGACCGTTCGATGCGCCGGAAGGTGCTCAAGGCGGCGCTGAGGTCTGCGGCGCGCGTGATCCAGAGCGATGCGAAGGCGCGTGCGCCAGTCCTGCGGGTGCCGACGCCGCGGCGGGTGCCTGGGACGGTGAAGCGCTCGATCGTCGTCAGGGCGTCCAAGCTCGCGCGTCGCAAGAACATGCTCGGCGTCTACGTGACCGTGAAGGCGTCGAAGGCACGGGTGAAGAAGGACGGCAGGCAAGACCCGTTCTACTTCCGGTTCCTCGAAGAGGGCTGGATTCCGCGCGGGCCTGGCCGCGGGTTGCGCGGGTCGGATCGCAAGAAGCGAGCCGTCCGGGCTCAGGATGCCGGCCGCAAGGTTCAGCGGCCGTTCCTCGGGCCTGCGCTGCAGGCGAAGTCACAGGCCGCCGTGCAGGCGTTCGAGCGTGAAGTGCTGCCGGCCATCGCCAAGTTCAACAGGCGCAAATGAGCATCGAATCGGACGTGTACAGCGCGCTCACCGGACACGCTGGATTGGTGGCGCTTGTTGCCGATCGGATTTACCCGAGCGCGATTGCGCAGGGCTCTGCGCTGCCGGCTGTGGCCTACGCGCGCACGGACACCGAGTACGCGACGACGCTCGCGCCGGCCGTCGCGCTCACTCGCACGCGCTTTGCGGTGCAGGCGTGGGGGCCGGTGCAGGCGGACGTGGAGGCGATCGGCGATCAGATCGTCGCCGCGATGCTCGTTGTGAGCGTGCCGCCTGAGGCGCGCTACGCGACCTTCGATGACGAGATGGGCCTCTACGGGCTGACCGTGGAGTTCGACTGGTGGACCTGACCTGACGCCGCCTCGCGCGGATTTCTGAACGACCCGCTTGAAGCGGGTTTTTTTCATTTCTGGAGGCCGAAATGGCAAACGAAGTTGGCCGCGAGTACCGGCTGGAAGTGCAGAGCACGATCGACGCGACCAAGACGGTCACGGGGATCACCAAGGCAAACCCTGCTGTCGTGTCGTGCGCGTCGCACGGCTACGCGAACGGCGACGTGGTGATCCTGACCGACGTCGAGGGAATGGTCGAGGTGAATAACCTCGTCTGCCGGGTCGCCAACCAGGCCGCCGGCACGTTCGAGCTCGAAGGCGTCAACAGCACGAACTTCGGGACGTTCGTCTCCGGCAACGTCGCGGAGATCACGGCGTTCACGACGGTCACCCAGTCGACCGGCGTCGACTTCGGAGCCGGCTCGGCCGAGGAGATCGACATGACGACGCTCATCGACTCCACGCGAGTTGTCGACGCCGGCATCCTGTCGCTGCCGCAGATCACGGTGAACCTGTTCGCCGATCCGCCGGCCACCGCGCAGGCCGCGATCGAGACGGCCGCCTACGCCAAGACGATGCTGGCGTTCCGTGCGACGACCAAAGGCGGACGTGTCCGGCTGTGGGCCGGCATCCCGTCGACCATCGGCGAATCGGTGTCGGTGAACTCGCCGATCACCGGCAGCTTCACGATCACGGTGCGCTCGCCGCGCTATCTGCACTACGCCTCGTAAACCATGGACGAGACGCTTCGCAAGAAGATGCTCGCCGCGCGCGAGCAATGGGTGGACGTGGGCCGGTTCGGTTTTCTCGTGCGCCGGCCCACCGAGATGCAGATCACGCGCTGGCGCGGAAACGAGGCGCTCGAGGTCACGTTCACGATCGTGGCCGAGTGCGTGGTCGGCTGGCGCGGCGTGAGCGAGGTGGATCTCGTGCCGGGCGGGTCGGACGACCCGATGCCGTTCGACGCCGACGCCTATCGGATGTGGGCCGAGGATCGGCCGGACGTCTGGCAGCCGCTGGCCGAAGCGGTGATGCGGCTGGTCGACGAGAACCGCAAACGCCTGGAGAGCGCGCAGGGAAACTGACCCAGTTCCTTGCCTGGCAGGCGGACAAGGAAAACGGGGATCGGCCTGCGCTCTCTCACGACGAGCAAATCGCGATCGACGCATGGAACCTGCTCGGGGGGTTGGATTGGGCGGGCGTTCCGATGGTGGTCGAGCTGTTCGGCATCGATGACGTCGAGACGCTCGTGACGCTGCTCGCGCACATTCGAAACGAAATGGGGAAGGACTGACGTGTCATTCGCCGCACTGACGATCGACGTCAATACCAAGCTGGCCGGCCTCGAAACCGGCCTGAAGCGCGTCGAGGATATGGTCGGCAGGACGTCCGGGTCGATCGCCGGCCTGAGCTCGACGGTCGGTGTCCTCAAGACCGGGCTTGCTGGGCTTGGTGCGGGGCTGTCTGCGGGCCTCTTTGCCAAGGCGTTCATCAACGCTGCCGACACGTTCGCGCGCGTCGATACGCAACTGAAGAACGCGACGACGACGACGCTGGAGTTCGCGGAGGCGCAGCGCCGGCTGTTCGACATCGCGCAGTCCACGCGCCAGAGCTACGCGAATCTCGCTACGACCTACGCGCAGATCAGCGCCTCGGCCGGCGCCTCGATCGGCACGCAGGATCAGCAGCTGCGCTTCTTCGAGACGGTCTCGAAGGCGATCACGTTGTCCGGGGCGTCTGCGGAGGCCGCGAGCGCGGCGCTCATGCAGTTCCGGCAGGGCCTGGCCGCAGGCGCGTTGCGCGGCGAGGAATTGAACTCGGTCATGGAACAGACGCCGCGCCTGGCGCGCGCGATCGCCGAGGGTCTCGGCGTGTCCATCGGCCAGTTGCGGGAGATGGGGAAAAACGGAGAGCTCACCGCCGAGAAGATCGTCGGCGCCATGAGCAATGCCGCATCGACCATCGACCGGGAGTTCAACGCTGTCGTGCCGACGTTCGACTCGGCCATGACGAAGATGGGGAACTCGGTCGGCCGGCTGTTCAAGCTGATCGAGGACGGCACGGGCGGGCCGGTGCTCGAGCTGGTGAACCTCCTCAACTGGGCCGCCGACAAGCTCGACCGGCTCACGCGCAGCGAGTCGCTCTCCGAGCGGGTGAGCAAGCTGCAGGGGAACATCACCCAGGCCGAGACCGGAACCGGCGCGTTCGCCGGGATGGATCAGGACTCGCGGAACGCCTACCTGGCCGATGCGCGCAAGCGGCTCGATGCGCTGCGGGAGGAGAGCCGCAGGTTCTTCCGGGAGACCGAGAATCAGACGTCGCAGGCCGCGTCCGATCAGGAGCGGGCGCGCATCGAGGCGGCCGCAAAGGCGTGGCAGACGCTGGTCGATCGTTATGCCAGTGCCGGCGAGAAGGCCGCGAAGGCAGCCGCCGAGATCCGAAAGGCCGGCGAGGCTGCCGGCAAGTCCGAGGCGGACATTCAGAAGCTGATTGCCGGCGCGATGCCCAAAGGCGCCGGCAAGGACGCGCTGTCCGATCTCATCAAGGAGGCCGAGAAAGCGGACAAAGCGCGCATGGACATGCTGCGCGAGCGCGAGGCGTTCGAGGAGTTTCTCGGCAAGGTGCTCTTTGATGATGCCGAGCGCCAGCGGAAGGCGATCGAGTCAGAGACGGACGCGAACCGCCAGCGGGCGGACGCGTGGCGCGATCTGCTCGACCCGACGCGCAAGTACGCGCAACAGCTCGAGGAGATCAACCGGCTGATGAAGGTCGGCCCGAACGCTGGCGGTCTGTCTCAGCAGGAGGGCGACCTCGCGCGGTTCCTCGTCGGCAACGAGCTCGACGGCCTGTTCGCCGGGACTGACAAACAGATCGACAAGACCAAAGACGCCGCGCGCGAGCTCGGCCTCACGTTCCAGTCGGCATTCGAGGACGCGATCATCGGCGGCAAGAGCCTGCAGGAAGTGCTATCTGCGCTCGGTCGAGACATCATGCGCATCTTCATCAGGAAGGCGGTCACCGAGCCGCTGGCGAATGCCCTTGTCGGGTCGCTCAATCTTGGGTCGCTGTTTGGCGGCGCGCGCGCAGAGGGCGGCCCGGTCTATCCAGGGAAAGCGTACCTCGTTGGCGAGCGTGGGCGAGAGCTGTTTATGCCGAAAGGCGCTGGCACGATCGTGCCCAACGGCGGATTCGGCGGCGGGCTGACGATCAACTCGACGATCAACGCGGCGCCGGGCATGAACGCCGCGCAGTTCGAGGCAATGCTCGACCAGCGTGACGCGCGGCTCATGGCCAACATCGGCCAGGGCCTGCGCCGCGGCCGCTTCGACTGGGCGATGGCATGACGACGATCGTGTGGCCGAGCAGTCTGAGCGTCGTCGCGGCGCTCGACCTGTCGATCGAGTACGACGTGCAGCTGAACATCGCGCGCAGCGGCACCATCGACACCTACGGACTGCCCGGCGCCCGGTGGGTCGCAACGCTCACGTTCGCGGCAGACAAGGAAGTGCGCCATCGCCCGCAGATCGAGGCGCTGGTCGCGAGCCTACGCGGCGGCGCGCGGGCGTTGTCGATGCACCATCTCGGGCGCCCGACACCCAATGGCACGCTGACCGGCTCGCCAACTGTCGGCACCGCGACGGCCAAGGGCGACAACACGATCGCGCTCGCCAACTGCAACGGCACGCTCAAGGCCGGCGACATGATCGGGGTTGGAACTGAGCTGTTCATGGTCGAAGAGGATGCGACGCCAGTGTCGTCCGCGATGACGGTCAAGGTCTCGCCCGCCGTGCGGTCCATCAACGCCATCGGCACAGCGGTCGTCTGGAACAAGCCGTCGATCCTCTGGATTCCGCGCTCGAACATCGCCGGCCCGTTCCCCTACGCACCGGGTAAGGTGCGGCCGGGCTTCGCCCTCGAACTGGTGGAGCGCGGCTGATGTCCCGCGGCCTCTCCAGCCCCCAGCAAACGGCCTCCGCCGGCCGGCACCGCCAAGTCGCGCTGCTGATCGAGATGATCTTCGACAGCGGCACGCTCAGGATCACGACGGCGCCGTGGGACGTCATCGTCGGCGCCAACACGTACGTAAAGAGCAACCGCCCGGGCTATATCCGGCCGCTCGCGGAGTCCGCGGGCAGCGTCGAGGGGCTGGAATTCGGCCTCAGCGGACTGAATACCGGCTTCGTCGACATCGCCGCGGGTGAGCCTGCGAAAGGTCGTGTCGTCAAGCTCTACAAGCTCTACCTCGACGCCGACAGCAACCAGGCGATCGGCTCGCCGGTGCTCTACTGGGTCGGCCGCATCCGGTCCATGCCGATCGTCGAGAGCAACAGCGAGGCCTCGATCACGGTGCAGGTCGAGCACTACGACGCGCAGCTCTCGCGCCCGGCGCCGGTGCGGTTGAACAACGCCGATCAGCAGCGCCTGTATCCCGGCGACCTCGGATGCGAGATGGCCGAGGAACTGGCCGAGAAGAAGATCGTCTGGCCGCATCGCGAGGTGTTGCTGCGATGAGGCGTCACGATTGGCCCGAGCGGCTCGCAGCCTATGTCGATGCCAGTCGGTCCACGCCGTTCGCCTACGGAAAGCATGATTGCTGCTTATGGGCTGCAGGTTGGATTGTCGAGGCGACCGGCGACGACCCGGCGGCGCACTGGCGCGGCTACG